ATTGGAGGTGTTAATAATGGCTGAGCATGTAATAAAGAAATATATCGCTAAAGTCGAGAAAACAGTTTATGTAGTGGAAGAACTAGAGATTCTAGCGGAAACAGAGAAAGAAGCAGAAGAACTCCTAGACGACTATTGTTGTGGAGAGCATGACGAAAGAGTCAAGACTATTGATGTCGAAGAACAAGAAGTAGAGATAGATACTGCTTGGATTGACGAGTCTAGTGTTCTAAGCGTAGATGAATTTATGGAATATAGAGATAATCTGCACTAGTGAAAAAGTCCTCATAGCTCAATAGGATAGAGCAACAGCCTTCTAAGCTGTAGGTTTCAAGTTCAAATCTTGATGGGACTACCACTACCTTCACTAAACCGTAGCGGGGTTATTCTACCCCATACAACCTTCACTAAACTGCAATGGGGCAGTTAAATTTCTATAGCTAGGGGCAAATTGTATGCAGTTTGTGTCAGTATAGTACCAATCGTATACAGTCAGTTAATAGTTAAAAATAATTTTGATTTGGTGGAAGTTATGGAAGTTTATTCGGTTGAATTTTAGACGCAAGTATAGTAAATAGCTTATCTGCTTATTAACCCCGTTGAAAGAGGTTAATATCGTGGATTAATTAGTTGCTTTAATCGCATTACCAACAACACTTAACGAGATATCAGCTCTCGAGCCATCTCTTCTAGGGAAGAGCTGTCTCTCAGGTGATACTCTTTAGTTAGGTTTTGTTGAATTGAATGAATATTAGTTAGCAATGTTATTATCAATTATTGTATATATTATACCACAAGTTTAACAAAATTGCAATGTTTTTATTTGGGTATGTCATCGGCGGGATTGTCTGTAGAGGTTTTATCTAACGCAAAAAAGTTTATTTTATGAGCAGATAGTTATCTTTTTCTTGATTTGGAGACGAAGCCTCTCTGAGGTCTTAACATTTCATCACGATTTCTCTTTGCTTCTCTGCGTATGGCAGCGTTCTTTACTCGCTGCTTTCGTTGAGCTGGCTTCTCGTAATGCTCTTTTTCTCGAAGTTTCTCTAGCTTGCCGTCTCTTTTACATTTGTTGCGAAAGTTACGAAGCAATCTGTCGAAGTTATAATTTTGGGATTTCGGACTTCTTTTCATCTACGAGTAGTATTAAAAGTAAAGCCTCGTTTCCTCAAGTAGTGAACTTTACTGGTGATGGCTGATGGCGTTTTTCCTAGCATATGAGAGATTTCCATGAGTTCCATCTCGCCGTAATGCGTCTTGAGTTGTTTGACTTGCTTATCAGTCCATCTATTAGTTTTTTCCATACAACTATTATACCAAAATTAAGTTCCAAAGTCAAGAGTTATTTTCACCTACCCTTCATATTTTTCTTGACTTGGCTTCGGAAAAGTTGTATAATATATACATAAATAAGGAAAAGACCATGACAAAACTAGAATTACAACAAATTAATCTAAACAAAATTGTAGAGAACGACTTCGGTCGCGTAGCTGTTGTTTTAGAAGGGCGAGACACAGCTGGTAAGACAGGAACTATCCGTGAGCTTACACACTATCTTCCCACTAGTAAGTATTCTATATCTCTTAGTAGCAAACCTAATGCTTGGGATATGGAACATTGGCTAGAGTCATGGAAGAATAAGATGCCTGGCGACAATCAAATAGTATTTTATGACCGAAGCTGGTATTCACGAGCTATGGTTCAGAAACTCAACGGCTGGTGCACAGACGACCAGTATGAAGATTTTATGAATGAAGTAATGTATTGGGAGAAAACGCAAGACATTACATTCATCAAGCTATGGCTCAGTATATCAGAAGAAGAACAAGAGTATAGAATTAATCACAGGCAAGTATCTCCACTTACGAAGTGGAAGTTCTCACCTAATGATGCAATGGCTCTATCAAAGTATGACCAGATGAGTATTCTAAAAGAACGAGTGCACACAACCTGTGGTGAGTGGCATGTTATTGATTACAATTCAAAACCAGCAGGACGCCTAGACCTTATTACTAAAGTAGTAGAACAACTAAACAAGGAAAAGTATGATAATTAATTGTAGCATGCGTCACTCTCCGAGTGGTCGCAAAAGAAAAACTAACGCATGGAAGAAAGCAAAAAGACCTGACTTCGTAGCTCAGGCAAAGAAAGAATTTAAACCAGTAGAAAAACTAAATAAAATACCTAGTATGAAATCTACAGGCAACTGCACAGTAGCAGACAATAGTTGGAAAGTGGAGGAGAGTAAGAAGTTTACAGTAGCTCCAGCGTACAACAAAGGTGCGTATCAAGTGATACCACGAGGAGATGTAGAATGGATTGGCAAGTAATAAGTGTATTATTCGCAGCAGCATGTAGTGGACATCTTATGTATACTGTAGGCTATAAACGAGGCATCAGCAAAACACTAGATTATCTAAAAGCAGACGGACAGATAGACTTTGACGAGGACTGAAATTTAGTTCTTGACATCGGTGGTAATTTTTGTTATAATATGAGTATAGATTTTAAATAATTTATGCAAAATTAAGCGGAGTTGCAAGGACTTCCACAACAAAACCTTGTATATGTCTGGCACGAGTAAGAAACGCCTAAGTTTCTGAGGGTTGTGGTAGGAGCTCCGTTTTCCACCAACGGACGGGTTTTGTTAGACATAGTATTATAATAACCGAGACGCCGCAAGGGTCTCACAGCGCGTGCCGAAAGGACGCAAATAGGAGAATGAAAATGACTGGATTATCAGCATTAAACTTTAACGACTTCGACAAATTATTTGTTGGATTCGACCGCTTGAATAAGGAATTAACTAGAAGGAACGAGAGTTCACCTCTTACTAACTATCCAAGATACAACTTAGTAGCAGTTGGAGATACGGGCTACCGTATTGAAATGGCTCTACCAGGTTGGTCAAAAGATGATATCGACATCAAGCAACACAAGAATAAACTTACTATAGAAGGAACAGAAAAGCAAGGTCTTGATTCTGGAGAGGAGCGTTATGTCCATAAAGGACTTAGTGGTAAAACTTTTAGCAGAATTTTCACTTTGGGCGATTGGGTAGAGATAGCCGACGCGGGATTCAAAAATGGTATGTTAGTTATTAACCTTCAGGTCAATACACCTGACGAAGAAAAGCCTAAGACGATTACAATAGGCTAGGAGAAACTCTATGCAATATGCAAAACGATTCTTTAATCGTTATGCACTTTTGCAAGCGGTTAAAGATGTTAAAGAAAAATACTGCCCCTCAGGGGATTTATGCGAGGTTGTTATTATGTTCACAGTATGTTTTGGAACAATGTATCTAGCGATGCTACCACTACTATGAAGATAACCGACAAAGCCTTAGCAATGTTGAAACAGAGAGTCGCCTCAAGTTCTGCTTGGGGCGCTCGCCTTAAAGTAACAGGCGGTGGCTGTGGTGGATATACATATGAGTTAAGTTATGCCGAAAGTCCTGACTTAACTGATGTGATATATCAAGATATATTAGTAATCGATATATACAGCAAGGAGTATCTAACAGATGCAAAATTGGATTGGGTGGTTAATGGACTTAATGAAGAGTTTGTTATCACAAATAATCAAGAGAGTGGACGCTGCGGCTGTGGCGAAAGCTTCTACATATAGGACAAATATGAATATAGGAACAAAAGGACTAGACCTTATTAGATTTTTCGAAGGTTTAGAATTAAACGCATATCAATGTGCTGCTGGCGTATGGACAATAGGCTATGGGCATACTAAAGATGTGCAACAAGGAATGACGATTTCAGAAGCAAGAGCAAATGAAATGTTAGCAGAAGAATTGAACGAGTACGAAAGTTATATAAATGGCTTAGTTACAGTTGAACTTAATCAAGACCAATTTGATGCTATGGTATCATGGGTTTATAATTTAGGTGTTGGAAACTTAAAAGCAAGTACGCTTTTGAAAGTATTAAACGCTGGGGATTATGATGGAGTACCAGCTCAAATGATGAGATGGAATAAAGCTGGTGGCAAAGTACTAGAAGGATTAACAAAACGCAGACAAGCAGAAGCTGATTTGTTCTGTGGTAATTAAATTCGAAGGCAAAGAGTACCAAATCTCACAGGAAATGTGGGACGCTATGAATAAACATGCAACAGAGCGTGGTATGACTATAGATGAGTACATAGCTGAAGCCTTCACTCTTTACAAGGAGAAAAATGCAAGACACTAATGAGTATATAGTATACTCAACTTATGAAATGAACGGAAAGAAAGCAGTTGTAGTTAAACAACGAGAACATGGATATTGGGGAGTGCATATGTCAAAAGACAATAAGCCTGGCCTATTAGAATACTATCCAACACATAGTGAGTCATGGGCAGAAGATGTTGCAGAGAATTTTGTGCAAGGAATAAGGCAGCTATGATAGATGAAATTAATATGTTAAAAAACGAAATTGCAAGTATGCAAAAACAATTAAGTGCAGCTTACACAAGAATTAATGAATTGATTACAGAAAAGCAAAAAGAAGATACAGAAAGAAGATTATTAGGTCTAAAAGGTACTTGTGAATATTGTGATAAACAGTAAAAGGTGGCAAGAAAACAGTGATGGTTGGGTTAAAGAAATGCACGCCAGTAACGAAAGAAAACAAAGGAAAAAAGAAATGGCAAACTTAGTAGGATATAAAGTAGAGATAATCTTTACACAAGATAAAGAAAAAGCTGACCCAGCTGACTGGATTTTAAAAGCAGTTAGTGAAGGAAAGTTTAAATCTAACACAAAGAACATTCATACTACATCAGTTGCTCCTATTGATATGGAAAGTGATGAGTATAAATGGTTGAGAGATGCTACGGATTAGACTAAATAATGCTAGAGTAGCATTAAAAGTTGTAAAAGAAAGGCAAAAATCAACAAAAAGCCCCAGTGTTTGGGCACAGCTTGAAGAAGAAGTCTTAGACTTACAATCAAGAATAAAGGACATAGAATGTCAAATCAAGAAAAATTCAGCGGAGACATGAGTAGAAATGAGGTTGAAATAGACCTTAATAAATTTATGGCAATGGTTTCAGAAATTGGTGAATTAAAAGCCAAAATTATGGAAATGGAGAATGAAAAGGAGCCAGATAATCCATGGCAAAAATGGATATGGCTTTCAAATAGGATTGACGCGTGGAGAATATTCCCTAGAGCGTTTTTATCAGTATACATTGTATTATTATATAAGTGTACAATTTGGTTCATGGAATTAGATGCACCAACATTTGAACAGTCAGGATTAATTTCAGTAGTAGTAGGAGCAGGAGCAGCCTGGTTTGGACTATATGCTGGAACAGCTAAAGACAAAATTAATAGTAAGTAAATGATAAAGGTTTTTGATAATACAGTAATGGAGAATACTAGAGAGCAGTTATATATGTTCTGTGCTTCTACTGATTATCAAATAGGGTGGGGCGATGTTTCAACTTTCGAGACTCGTCAGTACCCATGCCTTCATCATACTATGACACCTCAGGAGTGGAGAGATTTAGGTTTTATGGAAAGCATAATCAATACCGAGCTAATGAAAGAATTAGACGGGCTAAAATTTGATAGTGCTACCATTAATCTTTCTTTCCCTTCTTCAATTCAATTCCCTCATACTCATGGGGGTAGCACAGTTCTTGTGTACGATATAAATCCAGATTGGAAAAATGAATACTATGGAGAGACTATATTTTATGATGACGCAATGGAAGAAGCTACAAAAAGTGTTTTATACAAGCAAAATCGCTCAATACTTTTTGATGGCACTACGCCTCATAGTATAAGACCGACATCTCATATAGCTCCACAATATAGATTTACTCTCGGAATCTTTTTTACGCAACCCAACTTTATAGAAGAAGCAAAAAATAATACTTGACATCGCTCTCAAAATTTAGTATAATAGTTGTATGAATTTATTTTACTTAGACGAAGATTTAGACAAATGCGCAGAAGCTCATGTCGACAAACATATTGTTAAGATGCCTTTAGAGGTTGCTCAAATACTATGCACTAGTATATGGATTGACAAGTTCTTAGGCTTTGTACCTCGTGCACTCAACAAAGAAGAACGAGATGTACTTAACGAAGAAAAAGCAAAGATAAAACATCTACCCCCAGCAGAAAGACCAATTACACCTTATCTACCTATGATGTATAATCACCCTTGTACTATATGGGCTCGTTCATCATTAGATAATCACGAATGGACACACTGCTATGGCAATGCTTTAAATGATGAGTACAGATACAGATATGGCAAAGAACATAAGTCCATACATGAAGTAGTAAATAAATTACCAGAACCAGTAAATATGCAAAGAGTAGGCTTTACAGAGTTTGGTTTAGCTATGCCAGAAGAGCTAAAGGACTATAGTAATCCTATTCAATCTTATCGCGACTATTACCACTTAGATAAAGCTACCTTTGCAAGCTGGAAATACAGAGACAAACCACATTGGTGGAACGAGGACTATGCAGACTATGAGAGTCGTATTACGAGATAGGCCTTACTTATCAGTATACTTTCCAAGTAATTGGACTGAGCTACAGATAGACACTTGGTTATCCAAGTGGTATAAAAAGAACAAACAGACACATTAAGGACAGACATGACAGACCAACAAAAATTTAACGACTACGCAAGGTTCGTAGATATAACAACCTCACAAACAAGTAAAAACACAGACAAAATGACAGCTAGAATGGAATTGCTACAAGGAACTACAAGTGTAAAAGGCGAGCATAGAACAGAAGAAATGCAAGTAGCAAGATTACTAACATCAGTTATCGGTATGATGGCTGAAAGTGGAGAGTTCGCAGAAGTAGTCAAGAAAAAAATATTTCAAGCAGACACACATTTTACAGAAGATGAAATATTCCATATGAAAAGAGAACTAGGAGATGTTCTTTGGTACTGGGTACAAGGCTGCACAGCTTTAGGATTCACCCCACACGAAGTTATGGAAGAAAATATCAA